TTGCAACACTAATAAATGCGGATGTTCCGCTAACAATAGTTAATAAGTCCGATTGATTGCTATTATGTACCATTACGCTTCAGTTGTTTCTTGTGGTGGATTTTGTTCTTGTGCAATTTTGCCCAAATAACCTAAAATTGGATTAGCAAACTTTGCTGGGATTTCCATTAAATAGGCTTCTAATTCTTTAATCTGTTCTGTTGTTAATTGTATCATAGTTTTTATTTTATATACAAATATAGTTAAATACTTTAATTTTCCTATGGGTTAGAAAATGGGAGTGGCAAAACGATAAGTGGTGGGTTAACTTGATTCTCTATTTGAGCATCTAAATTAAGGTCTAAAGCTGCAACATCTATTGAAGCATCCAACCAACCACAAACAATGTCATAGGTTAAGTCCTCGTAAGGGATAAAGTTAGCAACATCATCCTTTGAGAATGATTGTGCGCCATAAACACTTGCAAAGTATTCTACTCCGTTAATTGTTTCTTTAGCGTTACGATTCCAATGAACTACGACTACAAAGTCTGTTAAAGTTCCGTCTTGTGGAACGCAGTCTAATTGATTAATGTACCAGTATTTCATATTATTTATTTTCTAATTGTTTAATTCTTGCTTCTAATTCTTGTACTGACTTTACCAATGCAGCAACTATTGCGTTATAATTTAAACCAATAAAATCTTCACTTTCAACATAGGCTTGTGGGATAAACTCTTTAACCTCTTGTGCAATAAAACCTAATTCTTTATTTCCATTAGTTTCATCATCTTTCATTCGGTATAAGGTAGGCTTTAATTCTAAAATAGCTTGTAAACCTATATCACTTTGTTCAAAGTCTTTCTTTTTATTTTTATCAGACAAATTAATATAAACACCGGTTGAAGAACTAAAATATCCCCTTGCATCATAATTATAACCTATGTAAAAATTATTATCACCGCCACCAATTAAACCCCAAATATTTCCTGAAGTATTATAAAATCCTAAGCCATCATTATTTAAAGTATTTCCTGCTTGTTTAATTTGTACTTGACCCCCCGATGTGATTAGCATCTTTTGTGTTACAGTAGAAAAAGTTCCACCTGTTTCAAAACTAATTCCACGATTGTCATCAGCAGCCGCACAAATAATTCTTGTTTGTCTTGCATTACTATTTGTAGCAAATCCATAAAAATATTCACCTGAATTCAAATCAACACCTATTCTTCTATTACCTGCAAATTGATACAATATATCACCCCCCGATGTGATTCTCATTCGTTCGCTTCCATTATTCTCAAACACAAAATTACCACCAGCAGCAGCCAAGTTGGTCATAATAAAATCTGTACCCGTTTGGAATAAATAAGATTTTGCGACATCTCCAGTTTTAAATGCTAATAATGCAGTTGATGTACCATTAATTTCTACAACTCGTCTATTTGCAGTTGCATAATTTATTGTTGATGTACCAATGCCTAAATCACCACCGCTTGTGATACGCATACGTTCATTTCCAGCAGTAGTTGATGTTGTTCCAGTTAAAAATACTGTTGAGCCTAATTCGTGAGCAATTATACTTCCAGTATTACCAGTTGTTGCTAAAAATCTTAATGCAGGATAATCAGTTGCGTTAATAGATAAACCATATTTCCAACCACCATATCCTGCCGTATCTTGTGTAATATCCATTTTTGCGTATGGACTACTCGTTCCGATTCCAACATTGCCTGCGCTTGTGATAGTCATTAAAGTATTTGCTCCACCAGTTCCATTTCTAAATGCAAAACTACCTGTATTGCTTGTTCCTCTATGGTCAAAAAAAAGTGTTGGGCTACCAGTTGCGAGTGTATAAATTGCTGAAAGTGCGCCTGATGTTGTTACTCCAAATCCTAACTCACCACCACCATATCCAATAGCACCACCATTTGAAATCAAACCACCCGTTGCCGTTACACTACTTGAAAAACTTGCACTTGTACCACTTAAAGCACCAGTAAGAGTACCACCTGTTAAAGGTAGGTAAGCAGATAGGTTGCTTGTAAGGGCAATCGTACCTGTTGCACTTGGTAAAGTATAAGTATAAGTTCCGTTGCCTAATGTACTACCAAAATTTACATTAGATTGGAAATAAAAATTACTTGCATAAAAAGATAAAGGAGTATATGCTGAACCCGCACTATTTTGTGCGATTATTCTTGCACCTGTTGCTGGGTTGAAAAAAGGAACAAATATCAAATCTCCTGTTGAACTTTTTAGTTGTATTGCTTTTCCTTCATCATAAGTTGTAAAAATAGCTACGTTATCTGTACTTGCGCTACCTGCTACTAATTGATTAGCCGTTAAAGTAGTTGCGTTTAATGTACCTATTATAGTTGCAGCGTTACCACTACCACTTGTTTTGTTTATATATAAACCTTCGCCGTTACCACCCTTTGTTATGTTTAAAGCTACTCCGCTTCCGCTTGAATGATTAATAGCAAAAGTATCACTACCACCATTTGATGCAAAAGAAGCAGTTGTACCAATAATTCCACCATAAAAAGTAGTTCCAGCACCTCCTCCACCTCCCATTAAAGCAATATGCGTTCCACTATTTGAATAAATATTTAAACCACCACTACCAATAGCCTTTAATTGATTAAGATTGATTATGTCAGTAGTTAAATCAAATGTTCCTAAATCAACATTTGCAGTTGCTCCTGTGTATGGAACAAAACCCGTTAAAGAAGGGAACGTAGTTAACCCACCAGCACCGTTAACATATTGACCACTATTACCAGCAAATCCTACGTTAATAGTTCCGCTTGTAGTAATTGGGCTTCCTGTGATTGTCAAAGCATCCCCACTCTCGGTAACCGCCACGCTTGTAACTGTTCCTGTTGCACCACTTGCTCTTTGCCAAATAGTACCAGAATAAATTACTTGATCTCCAACGGCAAAAGTAATTGGACCAGCACCAAAGTTAACTGTACCAGCTACCTCACATAAATAAACATCACCAGCATTACCAGTTCCGTTTACTAAAGTTGGAGTATTTGTTGCAGCATTCCAACTTCCCTTGTACTCCATTACAGAGTTAGGTAATTGAGATACTAATATCTTACCGCTACCATCTAATTGAGGAATACCACTTGGCACGTTTATGCCTAAAGCGTTAACGATACCAGCCGTTCCTGTTAAAACTCCTTCCAATGCCCTTACTTTTGCTCCGCTTGATATTACTATTTGATTGCTCATACTATTATTTTTATTGGAATAATGCCCTTACAAATTCTCCACTCTCTAATGCTCTACTAAATGTTAAAATACCAGTTGCAGAAACAAACTTAACTTGTTCATCAATTGGAACTCCGCTTGTAATTATGCCTTGAACATCAATACCACCTCTTGAAACGTATAAACAAGTGTAACCAACTGTATCAGCAAAAGTAATTGATGTTTCGCCACCAGCAGCCGTGTAACCTTTTGTCTTAACAGGATTTGAACCTACTATAATCACACCGCTTGGGTCAACCTCCGTTCCTGTTGTATTGTATGCACCTGTACCTTGTAGGCTAATATTGTAAGTAGCCACATCCTTTTGTGGTGCATTTATTGCTAAACTTGATATATTACAAGTTCCGTTTATGATAGTCAAACCATCAACTCCATTATCCACTACAAACTTAATCTCTATTGGTTCTCTTGCTAACTGCTTTTCAAGCATAAACAAATAAGAAAAGCCAGTCAAAGTAATTAATCCATCACAAGTTACACTCCAAGTAGCCACATCATTTTTATATTCTCTAAACCAAGCACTTGATTGGCTTGTTACCTCTTTTTGATCTACGTTTACATTAAACGTACAATTTGTACTACACGCAAAAGCGACATCAACCTCTGAGTCAACATCTGTTCTATGCCAATAAAGCATCACATTATTTCCTATTACTGCTCCCATATTACAAATTTAATCAATTATCCGAATGTTTCTAATATTTCACCTGCTCCGCTAATTCTATATGCTTGTGAGTAAGTATCTGTAACCAAAACCTTCCACCAAATATTCGCACCATTAAATCCAACTGTTAAGAACTCACTTGCATAGAAGAAATCACCAACCGAAGGAACACCAATATCTGCTAAGTAAACAACGTTACCAGTTAAAGGCGCAGCAAGAGCAGCCTCCTTAGTTAAATAACCATTTGATCTAAAGTGTGAATATCCTGTAACCTCCGATGGCAAGTTATTACTATCGTAAATAGTAGTCATTGTTGTTTCTACATTCTCTGGATTAATGTCCAATAAAGTAGCCATTATTACATCATTTGGTAAATCCATTGTTGAATTACCTATTATGTAACTTTTATTTTGAACTGTTATTTGTGCTGGGTCAGTATCAGAAGCAGTAATTCTCATTGCACCGCTAAATCTTCCGTCAGTTGTTTCCATACCCATAAAAGAAGCATCCAAGTTAATAATGTTCTTATTTAAGCAGTTTGAATATTGCTTAACTACTAACTCACTTAAACTTCTATAAATATCGGTAGGATATTCTTGTCTGTACCAATTCTTTAAGTTTAAACCTGTTGAATCGCTTAAAAATCCTCTATATGAAAAGAAACCATCGTTAATATCATTAAATCCTAAAGGAAGGTCAATCTCTAAAACATACTCATTTGTATCATTGATAAAACTTTCTGTAGTTACTTGCTTAAAGTATGTTTCAACTACTAACTGAAAATTACTTGCTTCAATAGAGCCAACAGTTGATTTCCAATAAGGAGCAGAATTATCACATAGGATTAACTCAATACTTAAATCACCTCCTATTGGTAACAAAGGCATAACCAAATCTAAATTAACTCTTGGTGTTTCTGAATCAAAAGGATAAAAATAATAATGGTCATTGAAACTTGTGTTTACCCATTGTTTATTGTTATCTAAAAATACCGAACTAACCCCATCATCAACTATTATTTTAAGAATAAATAAAGCATCTGGTCCACTTGCAGGAACTCCTAAACCTACCACATCCATATTTAAAGTTAATACATCGCTTGTATTTACTTTAGGTAAATTTATTGGTTTAACTAATGCAGTATAAGGACTTGAAAGCGAATATTCCATAATAAAAGAATTGTATCTTCTTTCTGGATATGGCTTTACATAAATTATTCCATCAACAAATCTTTCTTCTTCCCAAGAAAAAGCATTGCCTTCTGTTGGGCTTACAACTGTATAATTCTTTAAATCCCAGTTTGTAATATAGTTATTTGGATATTCAACTATTTTGTCAAATCTAATCTTATTAAATCCTTTTCTTATTAGCTTAAATTGGCTATTGTCTACAAAGTATAATCCACTTGTGTTAGCAGCAAAACCTTCAATATTCCCTGTTGATTCATAGATTGCATCATCAAATACTGTTCCATTACTATTGTAAATAGTAACATAATAAGAATCTTGTGCAAATTGAGTTAAAGGAACTATGTAAAAGTTTCCTTTTGCTTGAAATAATCTTGAACCAACTGATCTTACAATCTTTGTTAATACTTCAAGACAATTTGTTGCAACTTGATTATCATTAATAAATGTTGCATAATTTATATATGATTGACCTAATGTATCCGCAGCTGGGTCATCCGTTCTATTATCCATATCCTCCGAATAAAAACTTACACCACTAACTATATAATAATCTAATGGATATTCTAAGTTTAATAAAGCAGTCTTTATGTAAAATATAGCCGTAAAAATATCAACTAATGTTGTTTCATCATCAATAAAAAAAGGTATCTTTTCTAACATACCTAATGAATCAATAGCATTAAAAGCTAATTCTTTTCTACCTGTTGAAAAAACATATTGAACGTTATCACTTAAAATCCATCCTTGCCAATCTAAATTTGCACCACTTAATACTCTTACAAAATATTTTCTGTCATCCAATGTAGTAAAGTCTGGCATATCTTCTACATTGTCAGTAACATCTATTGCTACGTTTAATTGACTAACATAAATAGGCTCAAATGTATCATCGCTTCTTGGAATGTATTGTATTTGTAAACTTATGCAAGGATATTCTATAATATCGCCATCGTAACCATCCTCATAAATATTAACTATACTTGTTACATCCGATTTAGTTGCTGCCGTAATTCTATATTTAATTTCGTATGCCATTAGTTGCCTCGTCTAATATTTAAGTTATTGTTTGCTCTTTGAGTTGCCAAAACTAAATCAGAACCCTTTAATAAGAATTCCCCTAAGAAATTACCTGCTCCACTTCCAACACCACCACCAACTGCATCTGTAGCTACACTTGTACCACCAGTGATTGCTGCCATAATAGCTTTAAATAATAAGGCTTGTGCTACCATTGAAATCAATTGAATAACTATCTGTTGGAATGCTGCTTGTAAAGCCTTGCCAACATCTTCGCCCATTACCATTGCTTGAATTACACTATCAAATGCAGGTGCAAGTAAACCAGTAATTGCTTGTGTTTGTTGTAACTGAAAATTAAATAATTCTTGTGCTTTAGTTTGCTCATTTATATCACGAGTAATTTGAATTGCATCATAACCGCTTGTTCTGCCACCTAAAGGTGCAGCTCCTGTTGGACTTGTTATTGTTGGTGCTGCGCCTCTTTGTAATAATACAGGTGCATTCATATCCGTACTTATTCCTCTTGCCTCACCACCTATTTTTTTAATATTATCAGCTACTTGCTTTGTTGATGTAGCTAATTGCTTTGCACCCTTATCCAATAAGAAAAATGGATTATTTAAAGCTAAACTAATTGTACTTGTTAATTCTGTATTTAAACCAATAATTCCACTCCTTAATGCTAATGCAGCATTACGAGCATCTAAGTTAGCTTCCTTTGCTTTATTTATTGAACCAGCTTGAACAATTGAAGCATCAGAATATGCATTAGACATTTTAGATGCCATCTCTAAAGTCTTGTAATATTCTCTACCTGTTTGAACTATCTTTTTATTTGCATCTGCTAAAGCAATTGTTTTGTTAGCAATTTCATCAATATATCTTGATGTGATAGCTTGTGCAACCAATGCTTGTGTATATAGATCAACCGCTGCTCTTGCTTGGTCAACATTTGTGATTGTTGAAGCATACGCAGAATTTACTTTACTTAATTCGTTTTTAACGGCTTTTAATGCCTCCGCCCTTCTTTCATCACTTACACTTGCATTTTGCGTAATTGTCAAATATGCTTGTAATCTTATTCCTGTCTCACTTGCTTCGGCTCTTGCATCACTTAAACTTTGTGCAAATTTATCTTCTGCTTTTGTAGCTTCGTTTGTGCCATTTATAAAATCAGCTATTTTAGGACCAAATGCGACAATAATAGATGAAACTGCACCCAAAGCTAAACCAATACCTGCTGGACCCATTAAGCCACTTGCCATTGCTTTTAAAGCACCACCTGCACCTCCAGCATCTCTACTTAATCTTTGGAATGATTCTAATAATGGATTTAAGTTATTCGCAATACCTATAAATCCATAAGGAGCATCTTGCGCAACTCTTGATAAGTTTGTTAAAGCGTATGTTGCTTGATTACTTGTATTTGGCAATCTTTGGAACGCAGTACCTAAACTTTGTGTTGCGGTAACTGTTTGTTGGATATTTTGAACCGCTTGTTGATTATCTGCGGTTATCGTAATTTTTAACGTTTCTTGTGCCATTTTATTATTTTACTCCATACAACTTTAATGTCCTTGCCAATTGTTCTTGTGTCAGTTTTGGCTTTTCTTCTTCAACTTCATCACTTGGTAAAGGAAAGAATGATTTTAAACTCTTAGGACTTTTATCGGTTGTATTAGCTTTATAAATCAAATAACTAATCATCCTTGTTCTTTCCCATTCCTTTAATTGTTTATTATCATAAGCCCTTTTATACAACAAAAATTCTCGCCACGTCAATTGCCAAAACTCGTTAATCGTTAAGCCAACTTCAATAGCGAGAATAATTATTGAGTCCCAACTATAAAACCCTAATTTTTTTTTTCGTCCGTTTCCTTTTCTGGCTTTAAATCTGGAGTCATTGAGTCTTGCATATATCTCATAAACTCAACCAATTGTCCATCTTTTGCCGATAACCCACCAACTTGATCTATCCATTCGCACACCTCAAATTCATCAAAGTCAATAGGCTTTTTAAGGCTCTTGCATCCACTTTCTGCTGCGGCTTGAACGATATGAACGATTGTATCTAAGTCATAAACCCCTCCAGATAAAACCTCAATTAGCTGCATTAGATTTTTATTCTCTAATTCGCAAAACCTTTTCATAGCCCAAGTTCCCCACTTTAAGTGGATTGTGTTGTTGTCAGTCTTTAATTCGTACATAGTTTTTTATTTATTATACAGTTTCAGTTTGTGCAATAGGAGGAACACTTACTACGAAAGTTGCAGTAAATTTAACATCATCTTTATCATCTGCAGTTACACCGAAATCGCTAATAAACACTAAAGAACCAGCACCACCATAAGTGATATCACCAGATGTTGGAGTTGCTTTACCCATTTTAATTGCGAATAAAGTTTTAGCAGCGTGAGCAGCATACAATTGTTGGTAGCTATCTTTAGATGGTGTACCTGTTTCATCAATTGCAAAACCTTCACAATCAAAAGATTGAGAAAAAGAAGGTGCTGGAGTGTACTCATTGCCACACTTAGAAGTTGCATCTATTGTGTCATTAGTTGATGTTAAAGAGTTTGTAGTCAAACAAGCAACAGGCTTGAATGTTCCATCATTGTTAATGTCAGCTAAGAGGATATAATCTCTACCGCTTACTTTTGTTTCTGCCATTTTATTTAATTTTAATTTTGAGTTATGATTATGTTATAAGTTATTAATACTCTAAAAACGTTATCTAAAGGGTTTAAGCCATCTAAGTTTCTTACACTTTCAACACTTAAACTTGATGCCGTAAATCCGTTTGCCAATGTAATATTGGTGTCCGAATTGATTGCAGTCAAGACTAAGTCGCTTATAGTTTCAGCACGTTTATAACCAAAGTTAGCATTTTTTGTAATAATATCAACTGTGATGCTAATAGTATTTGTATATCCTTCTTTGCCTTGATCTTGTGTTGATGTCCTACCAGTTAAAACAATATACTCATTACCTGCACCTTCTGGAGCAAAACCATCATAAACAACTAATCCACTCGCACTTGTCAAGTTAGTATAAAACCACTTTTTTATTT